AATAAGAAGAAGTTTTCCTCTCCTACAAGATCTCTGATCTCTACGTTAGCACCATCTAATGTTCCTATAGTTAGAGCACCATTCATTTGGAACTTCATATTACCAGTTCCTGATGCTTCTTTACCTGCTGTTGATATTTGTTCTGAAAGATCTGCTGCAGGATATACCATCTCCCCTAGTTTCACACTATAGTTTGGTAGGAATATAACTCTTAACTTTCCATCCATATCTGGATCTTTGTTTACTACTTCAGCAATATTACAAATGAATTGTATGATTAGTTTTGCCATATAGTAACCTGGTGCTGCCTTACCACCAAATATTACTGTGCGAGGAACGAAGTCCTTTCCGTTTTTGATTTTTAAATATTGAGAAACAACCCAGAGTGCCATAAGGTGTTGACGTTTATACTCGTGTATTCTCTTAACTTGAATATCAAACATAGAAGAAGGATCTACTAATACTCCAAGATTATCGAAAATATAATTTGCTAAATTATGTTTACCTAATAATTTTGTTTCTTCAATTTTAGATAATAAAAGTTTATCGTTCTCCCATTGCTCTAATAATTTAAGGGATTCCATATCAGTAATCCAATCAGGACTTGAGTACTGATCAAGCACCTCTGATAATCCAGGATTACACGAAGCAACCCAACGACGAGGAGTAACACCATTAGTTACATTCGTAAATTTATGTGGCCACAGATCATAGAACTCTGGCATTAGTTTTGTTTTGATTAATTCAGAATGCAATGCAGCAACACCATTTACATGATGGGATCCTACGGTAGCAAGGTGTGCCATACGAACAGATTTACTCCCTTCTTCTTCAATGATGGATAGTTTAGATAACATACTATCATCGCCAGGATATTTAAGTCTTACTACTTGTAAGAATCTACGATTGATCTCATATATTATTTCTGTATGTCTTGGTAAAAGAGTTTTAAATAATTGTAGATCCCACTTCTCTAATGCTTCTGGCAACAGAGTATGATTAGTATATGCAATGGACTTAGTTGTTATCTCCCACGCTAAATCCCATTCAACATGTCTTTCATCGACAAGTAATCTCATTAACTCTGCTACTGCAACAGAAGGATGAGTGTCATTTAATTGAACTTGCCAATGCTCTGGAAACTCCTCTACAGGTATTTCTCTCTTATCAAGACTTCTCAACATATCCTGTATCGAAGCACTAACAAAGAAATGTTGTTGTTTTAATCTTAGTTCTTTACCTGCACTTGTACCATCATTAGGATATAGAACCTTAGAAATAGTCTCAGATGAGACACTTTGTTCTACAGATCCCATATAGTCACCAATATTAAATGCATAGAAATCAAATGTTTCTGTAGCGTCTGCTCTCCACAACCTCATTCGATTACAGTTATCAACTTTATATCCTAACTGAAGGATATCATATGGAACAGCAATAACCTGTTCATCAGGAACCCAACGAACTCTACTATTACCTCTGTCGGAAATATAATGCTCTACTCTACCACCAAATCCAACTAACACAGACTCGTCTGGATGACAGAGTTCCCACGGCCAATCTCCGTGCAACCAGTTATCAGTAACTTCTATCTGTTGATTATTTCTTATCTGTTGCTTGAATATACCATACTTATATCTTATACCATATCCTGTCGCAGGAACCTTCAGAGACGCTAGAGACTCCATATAGCAAGCAGCAAGACGACCAAGACCACCATTACCAAGTCCTGGTTCTTCTGCTACATCTAAAACTTGTTCTAAAGTTAAATCATATTCATTTAATGCTATCTTTGCTTCTTCAATTATCCCTAGACTAAGTAAATTATTATTTAATTGCGGTCCTATTAAAAATTCTGCTGATAGATATGCTACTTCTTTCTTAGAAGTTTTTTTCATATCTAACCAATAAGTCATCATCTGATCTCTGACAGCATAACTCAATGCCATATAGAAATCATGCAAAGATGCGTTCTCTGGATGTTTACCTAATGTATAAAATAAACGTTCTTTTATACCATTAGAAAGGGTACTAAACTTCTTCAACTTTTTTCTTCTTACTACCTATATTATACTTCGTCTCTAGAATCCAGTCATTTTTGTCTTTATATGCTAATACTTTGATTTGATTCAAAGGAGCAATATCTTGTATTTTGTCGGTGTCTACAATACCAATTAAACCCCAATCAGCAAGAAGCTGAGCAATACGATTCCTACGCTGAACATCATTAGGAGTAAGGTTAGCGTGTTTTCCATCAAGAGCAAAAAGTTCTTTAAAGTGGACAAGATAGTACCTCCCTTGCTTATGAAGTATGTGGCAACTTTGATATATCTTCTTTTCTTTCCTACTTGCTACACCAATTCTTGTGAGAGTTTCTCTAACTTTAAGAAAATCGTCTGGTTCATTAAGTAAAACCTCAACCATTTTCTCTGGCGACCAGGCTACTTCAGGTTCTCTAACAACACTCATCGTTTTCCTCCAGTTTCAAATTTCGATTTTATAAAATCAAGTTGTTCTTGTGTTAGAATTCTCAAAGCTTGTTTTGCCTTTTCATTACTATATCCATAGTAACGTTTTACATAATCAAGATCTTTGATCGTATCTTTACGGAGCCAAGGAGAGAATCTCTTCTTAGTTCTGAGTGTATTTAGCAAAAAATCATATTGAAGTTTCTTTTGCAAAAGAGGGTTCATATTCATCTCATTTGCAAACATAATTGCATCAAGATGACCAGAGAAACATCTATTAACAATATATGCAGGATACTCTTTTTCTAGAGAGGGATCTTCATCTATTAAGTTTTTCTTTGATAAATTTATTGAGTTTAACCAGTCTTTTAATTCAGTGCTCATATTTTTTTAATTCATTTGTAACCTTATCAAGAAGATCTTGATGATAATCATACCATACTGTTGCATGAAATGGCATATCTCCTCTTTCTTGATATGGAACATAAGATCTTACAAAACTCAAATGGTTGCGAAGCATTTTCAATTGATCATAATTTAGTTCTATCACGCAGTAACCTCTACTGTACAGGAACAAACAAGGTTTCGATCTCCATATACATTATCGATCCTTGATACTGCTGGCCAGAATTTATTCTTCTGGTTAACAGGGAAAGATGCCTGTTCTCTACTGTAATTAAAGTCCCAAGCACCTGCTATCATTCTAGCAGTATGAGGTGCATTTTTCAAGATGTCTTTATTTGTAAAGATTTCTATTCTTATCATTTCCATTGCTTTAACAAACCTTTTTAGTTCATCAAGAGATTCACTTTCAGTTGGTTCTACCATCATAGTATTTGTAACTGGCCACGATAATGTAGGAGCATGAAAACCATAGTCCATCAATCTCTTTGCAACATCTTCTGCTGATACAGGTAAATTACGACAATCAAATATACATTCGTGTGCAACCCTACCATTCTCTGCTTTATATAAAACTTTAAAGTCTGAATCTATTTTATGTGCCAACCAGTTAGCAGACAATAATGATATTTCACTTGCCTTTCTTAATCCATCTTCTCCCATCATACGAATATACATCCAACTGATTGGAAGAATACTAGCACTACCTGTTAGAGAAGAAGATACCCTATGTGTTACAAAAGGTGTCAAATGTGTTGCAACCCCAATAGGACCAACACCTGGTCCTCCACCTCCATGTGGAATGCAGAATGTCTTATGCAAATTAAGATGGCATACATCTGCACCATAATCACAAGGTTTTGCCAATCCAACTTGAGCATTCAAGTTTGCACCATCAAGATACACTTGCCCACCATTATCATGAACAATCTTACATATATCTTTGATAGTTGGTTCAAATACACCATGAGTTGATGGGTATGTAATCATAATACAAGACAACTCAAAAGTGTTCATTATTGCTTTCTTCTCTAAGTCTTCCATATCGATATTACCATCTTCGTCACACTTAACACCTACAATTTTCATACCTGCCATAATAGCACTAGCAGGATTAGTTCCGTGTGCACTTGTGGGAATCAAACATACATTTCTGTTTACATCTCCACGACTTTTATGATATTCCTGTATTGCTAGAAGACCTGCATACTCTCCCTGAGATCCTGCGTTTGGTTGAAGAGATATAGAATCAAATCCAGTAATTTCACACAACCACCCTTTTAAATCATCAATGATAATTTGATATCCCTCTGTTTGTTTCTTAGGAGCAAATGGATGTATGTTTGCAAACTCTGGCCAAGAAACTGGCATCAACTCTGATGCTGCATTGAGTTTCATTGTGCAACTTCCAAGTGGCATCATACCATTTACTAATGAGAAATCTTTAGAAACTAATTCATTGATATATCTCATCATATTTGTTTCACTATGATACTTGTTAAAGACATCTTGCTCTAACCACTTTCCTTTTCTTTTAGGTATGTGTTTCCATACATAATCTTTACACGCATCATACACATGCTTTATTGTATTTGAACTAGCATTGAATACAATTTGTGTTTGAACTATTTCATCTAACTCTTGTATTGTAGTAAGTTCATCTAAAGTTATCATCATCCAACCATCTTCATATCTGACATTGAACTTATCACTTAAGAAATTATAGTAATCAATATCAGTTTTTATACGAACAGTATCAAAACCCTCTGTATCGTCTACTTCCTTACCACACCATCTTAATGCTGTTTTTAACGTTTCTCTATATTTTAATATTCTATCTGCTATTTTTCTCAGACCTTCCGCACCGTGGTAAGCAGCGTAAAAACCTGCCATATTTGCGAGGAGTGCTTGAGCAGTGCATATATTGGATGTTGCTTTGTCTCGTCTTATGTGTTGTTCCCTTGTTTGCAATGCTAGCCGTAATGCTTTATTACCTTGGGAGTCTAGAGACTGTCCTACAATACGTCCAGGAATCTTACGTTTATGTTTCTCAGTGGTTGCAAAGAATGCTGCATGAGGTCCTCCAAAACCCATAGGAACTCCAAACCTCTGCATAGATCCAACTGCAATATCAAATCCCATTTCACCTACAGGTTGCATAAGAACCTGTGCCATTGGATCAACAATGGCAATCTTCATACATTTACAAACTTCTGCTAATCTTAATACTCCACTACGATGTCTCAAATTACCATGATTATTTGGTAGTTGTACAATGACTCCAAAAGCATCAGAAAAGAAAGCGATTGGTATTGAACTATCAAAATCAATTTGAACAATATTAATCCCTAATGGTTTTGCTCTTGTCTGTAATACTTCTAATGTTTGTGGAAATATTTTATCATCAACTATAAAATCTTTTTTCTTACCTTGAGTATATGCAAGTATCATTGCCTCTGCAGCTGCAGTTCCTTCATCTAACAATGATGCATTTGCAACAGGTAATCCAGTAAGTTCTGTAATCAGTGTTTGATAATTAAATAATGCTTCTAATCTTCCCTGAGATATCTCTGCCTGATATGGTGTATAAGATGTGTACCACGCAGGATTTTCAAAGACGTTCCTGAGTATAACTGGTGGAGTTATAGTCCCATAATAACCTTGACCAATCAAACTTCGTTTAACTTTATTTCTTCCTGCAATTTCTTTCAATTCTGTTAGTGCTTCTTGCTCACTACACCCATCAGGTAATTTGTTTTCTCCTCTTAAAAGTATAGAGTCTGGAACCACTTGCCTTACTAACTCATCAATGCAAGTAAGTCCTAAATCGGATAACATTTCCGATTGTTCTTCCTCACTAGGACCGATATGACGTTGAATAAACTCTGACATAAAATTGTTTCTATTGGTTAATGTAACCTTCTTTCTTTAATTTATCATAATTATAACAACCATCAAAACTAAATTGTATCTTTGCTTGTTCTTTTTGATAATTTAATAACAATATTTCTTTTCTTTGTTGTTGATCCCTCATATATTCTCCAACAGATCTCATAGTGTAAGTTAAATCAAACTCTGCAGCATCCCACTTACTAAAACGATCTTTTACTAATTGACTTGAATTATAACTAACCATCATATCAATTTCAGAATTTTCACAATCTATCGCAAATTGATCATGATCAAATCTTTTATGAATTGATCCTTTCTTACCATATAGATTATCTTTAATATCATATGGAGGATCTAAGTACATAAAGATACCATCATGAATATCTTCTCTCATCAAATACTCATAAGAATATTGATTGATATTCCAACCAGTTATTATTTCTTGATAACCTGGTAACTTTTCAATACCTCTCAATGAGAAATTAGAAATAGATGCCTGTTGAGAAAATGAAGAACTTTCTGTTAGTCCACTGAAAGAACATTTATTAACAATATAAAATCTAGCAGCACGATCTAAACTATCAATGGTTTGATCATTGACTAATTCTTTTGATTCAACAAATAGTTCTCTTGCTGTATCTGGATTTGGATAAAGAGATTTATATTCAATTAGTTTATCTTTTAGTTCAGTTCCAAATTGTTGAAGTTGAATCCAAAAGTTATATAAAGGTTCATATAAATCATTTACTGTAATTTTAAGATGAGGATACTTCTTTGCAATATGAATTGCTACACTACCACCACCTAAAAAAGGTTCTCTATACTCAGTATAGTTTCTAAGATCAGGAAAATACTGATCCATTTTGGTGCAAGCACGAGACTTGCCACCAGGATATCTTAGAGGTGTCTTATATGATTTCATTACTTATGCTTTAATCTCTCATCTAAAACTTCATTGATGAGTTGTTTTAATTCTTTCTTTAAGGAATCGGTAAGAATATTTACTTCTTTTGGGATAGCAGGAGGAATAGCAGCACGTTGTTCTTCAAGAGATTTAGTACTAGTCTCACTTGTTCCGTAAGACATTCCTTGTGTATCAATTTTCATAGTTAGATAATTTTTAAATTGTTCTTTAGTTTCGTTCCAAGAGAGACCACAATATGTAGATGCTTCTGGTAAATTCCATTTGCAACTATAAAGCATTTCCATAGCTTTTGTGGTACTAGAAATCATTTACAATGGCAATATTCCATATGGGTTTCTTTTTTTCTCTAATAATTCTAGTTCCATTTTGATCTCAATTATTTCAGTAAGATCTCCAACAGATTCTGACATTTGACGATATCCATTTCCAACATAGATTTGACCTGCCATAACTGCAATAGTAGCAGCACCCCAAAAGATGTAGTATCGACTTGATTTCACTTGATGTTTTAATTTTGTATAAGATTTTGTCATTATGACATACAATTCTGTATATTCTATTCTACCTTATTTTTCTCTTCTTGTCTACTCTTCTCTTTTTCCCAATATTCTATTAGAGATTCTAATTCAAGAATCCTAGTCTTCGCACTATTAATTTTATCTTGAAGATTCATTAAGGTTCTCCGAATATAGTAGAAATTAAAATTACTCTTCTACCTTTAGTTGGTCTTTGCATGCAATGTTCTCCTGTAAAAAGAACTATATCATCTTCTTTAGGAGAATGTCTA